GTTTTTTTCTAGTACAGCTTCTACGCCAAAACTCTTACCTACACCTGGAGGACCTGTAACAACCATACCACGCACAACACCATCAATACTAGCTTGTGTCATGTCATCCAAAATCTCGAACCGCTCACGCATACGCTCGATAATTTGCTCATCTGTTTCATTCGGGTTGTCTACTGCATCATTTACAACTTCAACAATTTTAGTTGCTTTGGCATTGCGGCGTTTGTTTTTTAATGCTGCCATTTTTTTCTCCATGTTTTTTCTACTTACTCCTATACATTATAGTAAAACGCATTGGTTGTCAACCAAAAAGCGAATGATTTTATTTAGCAAAAACAATGAGTTATTAATTATTTTGAATTATTTTTTTAATTATTGTGCGATGTGCGTTTTTATCACTACATTGATGTAAACATCTTCTAACAAATTGAGGATGATCTGGATGCATCCTTTCACGTAGTTCAGTAAAAGGCTTTTGTGATAAGATATCATCCATGGCGTGTTCTCGTAAGTCGTTCCAGTTTTCTGGCATTGTGCTATCCCATTTACTTTTTTTGAATGTTTCAACATCGTGTAAAAAACAGCAAGGATATAATTTTTGATCAGCACTTACGTATAGTTCTGGAACATTTAATGATTTAAGTATTTTCTAGTTTTAGGTTCTTCTTTTTTCTTATGCTTATTGACCTGTACTTCTTTATTTTGTTGCTCGTGATCAGCATTTCTGCCACTTGTTTTAGATTCAAAATCTATTCCTAAGTCAATAGCAATTTGCTTGGCAGTCTCAAATTCTTCCATGTTATGATCGAAAGGTATAAACACCCAACCGGCTCTACCTCCAGCATCTACAAATGCTTTAAGATTGCGTATAACAATATCCCAAACTACATTTATTCTGTATAAATGATTTGTTTCTCGAGCTCCGTCTATTGCCCATTTTACAGTAAGATTATCTAGCTTGCCTAGCTTACTCCACCACTCTGCATTATTGTATCCACCATTTGTGCTTATAACAACATATGCACCGTTATCTGTAAACCACTTTGTTATTTCATAACATTCAGGATTAAGTATTGGATCTCCACCCAATCCATACAAAGCAATTTCAAACTCTACTTCCTTAAATTTATCTACTAAATGTCCAAATGATCTTTTTACATCTTCCAATGTATGGTTGCCGTTTCCTCTTAAAGGAACACCTGCTTCTGTACGAGGACATAAAGGACAAGCGGCATTACAATCGCCGCTTAATTCTATTTCTATTTTATCTAATTTAGACCAGCTCATACAATTATTTAGCTGACATAATTTTAACTCTATTTACAAGAGTTTCCTTTGCACCTGAGTATTTACTTTGTTCATGTGTTTTCACAGTGCCTTTAATAACAATTTGTTTGCCATCAATCAAATCAGAAATATCAGGTTGTTCTCTCCACCAAAACTTAACAATATCTGAATCGTTATGAATACATGTAACCATGTAAACGTCACTACTCTGAATAAACTTTACATCTAGCACAGTTACGTCTATTTCGTACCGTGTTCCTTTTTTACCATAAAACTGACTTGTATGTTTTACCTTGGCCAAGCGATCATTAATTTGTTCTCTTCGCTTATCAATCTCAACACTATTAGGCATACTTGCAATCAAACTTACTGCAAATTTGTTAAGATCCTCATTTAGTATTTTTATAAGAGACTGTTCGAAACTATTTGCACTACTAGTAAGTTTTTTAAGCATTAGTTTACCGTTAATACGATCAAGCATATCTTTTGCCTTATCTACATATGCAGGTTCTGGTTTTAAGTCTTGCTTAATTTTATTAAGGATTACTGTTTTATTATCCAGTGTACGAATTTCAGTTTCTCCGTCTTCTGCAAGACGAACTGTACCATGTCCACTTTTTACAAAGCCCTGGTCCTCGTGTACCTGAATAGCAAACGCAAGAGCATCTAATACTGTATAATTCTCGAATTTCATAACACACTCACAAAGTTTTATTTACTCTATTAATATAAAGCAAAGTGTATTGGTTGTCAATAAAAAAATTAATTTTTTACTATTTTATTATGTAGTGATTTAATAATACATCCTGCTAACCATAACTGATTTATAAGGATATATTCTTCCAGCATGTTTTTTCCTGGAATTAAATATTCTATAGTTTCACCAAATGTTGCTGCCCAAATTAACATAATAAAAAAGGAAGCACCTGGTGTGAATATATATTTCATCATAGTGAAATATCTTCTAGTCCTGCTGCACGTAACTTTACAATATTATTGATTTGAAATTGTTTTGCTTCTAGTGCTTTAATAATACCAATAAATCTATTGCGCACTAAACTAAATTCATTAATAAGATATTGAAGGTCAACTACTTCTTGTTCACCGTCAACAAACTTTTCTGCGTCTCTGCTACTTAGAGCCCTATTATAGCTTTCCAAATATTTGCGGAAAACCTTACTGCGTAATTTACGCATTTCTGTATTTAGGTGCTCTAAGATAGCTTCAACTTCTTGTAATTGATTAAATCGATGTTCAACAATACCTGGCATATCACGG